AAATGGGTTGAAGCAGGTGATCTGGAAAGAGGAATGTTGGTCGCAGTATCAAAGCAATATTCTGATGGATGTGAATTTATACCATTGACTTATGATGAGGTAGTGAATAATACTAAATACGATCCAGTAAAACATCAAGGATATAGAAAAGGATATGATGATAATATAAAAGATGCACCATCTGATTTGTTATTAGTGATGAAAAATTGGCAAACGCTTTTCAAACAAAGAAAAGTTAAACAATGTCTTAATAGAATATCTTTGCATCAACTAAACAAAATAAAAAAATATCTAGATTTAAACTTATATAATTTTTTAGTTAATGCAGACATAACATGGGAAAGAGTATTATCAGTAAAAGAAGTAGGAATAGAAAAAACTTATGACCTAACTGTTAAAGATTATCACAATTTTCTTGCTAATGGAATTGTCACGCATAATACTGAATTGGCTAAAAGAAAATTGATATTGAGATGTATTGATCCATGGAATCAACCTGATGGTCTTAATCTACCATTGCCATGTACACTGGACCCAACTTCTTGTTCTAAGGATTATGGACCAAGATACTTCGTGGCTGCGCCTACGTGGGGTCAAGCGAAACGTATTTATTGGGCTGACCTTAAAGCGATGGTGCCTGATTGGGCATTGCCGGGAAGAGATAGAAGAACAGCAATACGTGAATCTGATATGGTGATTAAGTTTAAGAGTTCTGCTGAATTGTGGGTAATTGGTATGGACAAACCAGAACGAATCGAGGGGTCTCCTTGGGATGGCGGCGTGCTGGATGAATATGGCAATATGAAGGCAAGGGCATGGCCTGAGCATGTGCGGCCTGCACTTAGTGATAGAAAAGGATGGTGCGATTTTATTGGGGTGCCAGAGGGTAGGAATCATTATTATGAATTATCTGAATATGCAAAACAGAAAGTTAGAGAAGCAAAACAAAAAGGGACACAGAGTGAGTGGGATCAATTCCATTGGATTTCGGCTGACATACTTGATGATGAAGAAATAGCATCAGCACGAGAGTTTCTTGATGAGATGACCTTCCGGCAAGAATTTTGCGCGGATTTTTGTCACTTCGCTGGGAGAGCATATTACCCATTTGATGAAAGACTTCATTGTTGTCCACTTGAATATAATAAGAAATTGCCACTGATTTTTTGTTTTGACTTTAACATTAATCCTGGTGTTGCTGTTGTATGTCAAGAACAAATTATGCCTGGGGTTGTTGAAACAGTTTATGATAAAAAAGATAACAAAGAATATAGTCGTCCTGTGATTGGCACTGGTGTAATTGGAGAAGTACATATTCCTCAAAATAGCAACACTGTTGCTGTGTGTAATAAGCTAATTTATGATTGGGGTATGCATGAGGGAGAAATCCATCTGTATGGCGACGCCACTGGTGGTTCTGGTGGTTCTGCAAAAGTCGAGGGGTCTGATTGGTCGATAGTAAAAAAATGTTTATTTTCACATTTCAATCCAGAAAAAACGTACCTTTTCGTGGACGATAGCAACCCGAGGGTCAGATCAAGGATCAACGCGACCAACGCTAGACTTCTTTCAATGTCTAATGTTGTACGGATGAAATTTGACAATCGAAGATGTCCTAATGTCATCCGTGATATTGAGGGGACAAAAATACTTTCTGGCGGTGTAGATATCGACAAAAGCGATCCTACTATAAGCCACGCCTCGGACGCCCTTTCCTACTACTGCGCGAAAAGATTTCCGATTGATGAGAATCAGGGTCGATCGGTTGAAATCTTGTGGTAATCTAAGAAGTTATGTATTAAGGAATAAATAATGTCAAAGAAAAAGAAAAGAAGATTTTACGTTTATATCTTAAGAAGACCAGATTGGCATGATCCTTATTATGTTTGGAAATCTAAACCTTTTTATGTCGGGAAAGGTAGTGGAGGTAGAGCAAATCGTCATAAAGTAGAAGCATTGAACTATTTGAATGGAAGTGATGTTTATAATGTTTTTAAAGTTAATATAATTAATTACCTTTTGAAAAATGGATTAGATTTAGAAATTGAATATTATGCTATAGATTTAACCGAAGAAGAAGCGTTTGAATTAGAAATAAAATTAATCGCTTTCTATGGCAGAAAAGATAACAAAACTGGCATATTGGCAAACATGACAGATGGTGGTGAAGGGAATAGTGGTTATATCTATACCGAAGAACAAAGAAAACAAATGAGCATAAGAATGTCTGGGGAGAACAACCCTCGTTTTGGTAAAGAAATTACTGAAGAAAATCGAAAAAATTTAAGTTTATCTCATATAGGATATATACCAAATCAAGAAACTTTATTAAAACAGAGTGAAGCAGGAAGAAAGGCTTGGGAAAATGAAGAACGTAGAGAGATAATGTCTCAAAAGAAAAAAGAATATTGGGCAATAAAAATAGAAGATGGAACTGCTTATAAGTATGATAAAAGAGTTTGTGAATATTGTGATAATCTTTTTCAAATAAGAGGAATACAACAAGAAGAAAACAGAAAATTTTGTTCTAGGGAGTGTTTTCTTACTTATTTTAAAGAAAATATATGGGATAGTGAAGATTTTAAAGAGACGATGAGAGAAGCAAGCAAGAAGGTTTGGATTAAAAGGAAAGAAGAAGAAGTTTTTCTGAAAGAAATACCAAGAGATTGTCCAATTTGCGGTTCTGAATTTACAAGCGATGATTCAGATGCAATCTATTGTTCTAGAGAATGCGTCTATAAATCTATGATAAAAGAACCAAATAAATGTGAATGGTGTGGAGGTGATTTTAAGAGAAATAGTAAAAAAAATAAATTTTGTTCTACCGGATGTTATCATGAATATCGTAGAGAAATGTTATGCCAAGACGAGGAGTATAAAATAAGACAGAGCGAATCTAAGAAAGGGCAAATCCCTTGGAACAAAGGATTCCCATCTTCAGAAGAAACTAGACAAAAACAAAGTGAGGCAAAGATGGGTAAGAAATGGTCTGAAGAGTCTAAAGAGAAGAAAAGACAGACAATAGCTCGCAATAAAGCAGAAAAAGCAGAACGCGAATCCCAACAGTTTTCTTTAAATCTAGTGTCTAACGGATAAACTTAATGCCCACCAAAAATCAAAATCAAAATGAAGAACTAAAACATCTTCGCAATCGTCTTAAGCGAATTAGAAGAGGTTATCTCAATAATTGTCTAATTAAAGAGAATCCTTGGGATGAAGAATTATTTCATTTTGACAGGTTAGGCAGAATTACGCCTCAATTAGATGGTTATGCAATTATTCCAATGGAAGAATATAGATTTATAACTAAAACTAGTGGTCCAGAAAAACACAAATGGCCTTGTCCTAGATGTGGTAAAAAACGAACAAAGAATGGACACGATCCATGCATTGCCAATTTGCCAGGAGTGGCTCACGCTTGTTGCGGTCATGGTGTGGAAACTGGATATGTCATGTTTGAAGACGGTAGGACAATCAGAGGTAATTTTGATTTTCAGTGGGAAGATGGATATTAACCCATGACCACCATTCACTGCGCCACATTTTCAGATAGATTGAAAAAGATTAAAGAAAAATTCTTTGAAATTTATGACAAAGGTTTGATTTATGCGATCATAGTTGATCCAAAGACAGGAAAGAAAATGACTTCTTTGAACAATCATGTTGACTAACGCATCTAAATTAACAATCATGATAAACAATGCTGCGAATGATTGTTCTGGAATAACGTTTTGGACTTTTGTTATGTTAATTGTCTTGCTATTGTTTGTCGTAATCATTTCAATTAGCACAGGAAGGAATAATGTCTAATCTAACTAAATCAATAATTTCATTGGCCACTATCATATCATTTTGCTTCGGAATTTACTTTTTTGTTGACAAAACTTACGCTAGGGATGAGAAGGTTATACTTCTTGAAAAGAGATTAGATTACAAGATTCAAACTGATGTATTGTCAAGCGACCAATCCAGACTTTGGAAATTGGAAGATAGATTTGGTTCTGATTGCGACAAGGTTACTGATTCGGTTATCAAACAAGAAATGAAAGAGTTGAAAGAAAAGATAAATCAACAGAAACAAAAGTTGAATAATTTCAAATAGGATTAACCAAATGTACAACACAAATGACCCAACAATAATCTATGAAACCTTTTGGAAAGACTTAGTTGAGAATTTAGATGGAACTATAAACAAAGACAGGTTGATTAGAGAATTGAATGATTACTATTGGTTGCTTTCATCTGCCAGTTTAGTTTACGATCATGTCACTGGCGGTAGAATTAGCAAACCAAATACTTTGCCAGAAGAAGTTATTGTTGAAGCGGACGATTATATGAGAAAATTGTTTGATGAAGAATTGGAATATCATTATAAAGTTTGGGAAGATGAAGAAGAATACTTAAAAAATGAAATTGAGTCTATAGAAAAATGAAATATCTTCTCATCTTTTTATTTTTACTTATTCCAATGTCACAAAATGCATTAGAGGTTTTGTCTGAAATTTCTGGAGTTAATCTCTATTCTGGCACAATGGATTATCAGCCAGATTACAGCAATGTTTTGTTACATGCTTATGGAAGAAAAGATAAGAAAGATGTTGAAGTGTGGTGCAGATGGAAAAATGGTCAACCTTTGTTTATTTGGACAAATGAAATACCTAGAAAAAAGTTTGAGATATGAAAGTAATAGACTTTTCTAAACATAAAGGATTAAAAGAGGAATACCTCTCGGAGTTAGAGGCGTGGGATGCACTGACAAATTTAACTGAAGATGAGGTTTTATTCATAACCAATGATAATGGTAAATTGAAAGTTGCTAGAATAAAAGCAAAAAGATTTTTGATAGATATGGAGAAACTATGAAACTTGATATTAGAGAAGAACAAAATGACTCGACTTGGTATTGCAAAGTATTTGATAGAAAAACTGGAAAGGAAATTTCTTTAATAGTTGCAGTAGATGATTCTACTGGGCAATTAATTAGATATCCAACAGATGGTTTGGAAAATTTAAATCCATTGTATTGGGATGGAAAATTAAAGTTGACTTCAGAAATTAGAAATATAGAAATAGTAGATATGAGGCTATAACTATGAATTTTTTATTTATTATTGGAACTGAAGTGGCAGCTTTATTCATAGCCTCTTGGATTAAAGATGTTTATGATGAAGCATTGACCGAATACCAAGAGGAGAATAAATAATGGCAATAGCGACTGATGATAAAGGAAGACAACTTGTCGATCCGCTCACAGGTGAGAAGATTCAGATTGATGTAAAAGGCGATTCTTCTGCTAGTACAAAAGGTGATATTTCCAAACCTTGCAATAATTATGTCCAACAACAAGCAAGATTAGATTTAATTAGGACTTTACTTGGTGGTACTGAGGCGATGCTTGCAGCAGGCACTACTTATCTTCCTAAAGAACCTAAAGAAAGCACAGAAAATTATAATAATAGACTAAGTAAAACTATTCTATTCAATGGTTTTGGGAGAACCGTTTCATATCTTACTGGACAAATATTTTCAAAACCTATTACTTGGAAAGAAGATATTCCAG